TTTATGGCTAAAGCTATGGATACAAAGTGGGTGATATTAGATCACTTATCTATCCTAGTATCTGGTCAGGAAGACAATGGAGATGAACGTAAGTCCATTGATATATTAATGACTAAGCTTAGATCTTTGGTTGAGGAAACAGGAATATCTTTATTGTTGGTAAGCCACCTGAGAAGGCCAATGGGTGATAGAGGCCATGAAGATGGGCGTGAAGTATCTCTTTCACATCTACGTGGTTCAGCAGCTATTGCACACCTATCTGACTCGGTGATAGCTTTGGAACGTAATCAGCAAGCCGATGATCCTATTGAAGCGAATACAACTGTATTACGTATACTAAAGAACAGATATACTGGAGATACAGGTATAGCTGCCTACTTGCATTATGATAATGAAACTGGTAGGATGACTGAAATAGATCGTACTGAACAAGAAGAGGATGATGAATATGATCAAACCCTTTGATAAAGATTTATACGATAAGTCAGATCCTCCTGCTAAAAAAGCAATGATAGAATGGTTAAACTTAAACGGATATGTAAATATAAATGACAAAGAAACAATGTCATTTGATTTAGTATGTAATAAAATTGACCATGATATTTCTACAATTAAACCAAGAGAATACTTTTATGAAGTTGAAATAAAATATTCTTGGAAAGGTGAGTGGCCCGAACATTGGAAAGATATACGTATACCCTTTAGAAAGAAAAAATTAATTGATCGTTGGCAAAAAGAATTTCCAAACGATAAACTAACATTTGTTGTATTTAGAAATGATTGTAAAAAAGCATGGCATATTTCAGGAGAAACTGTTGCAGAAAGTGAAATTAAAAAAGCTTACGGTCCCAATACAAGAAATGAAAATTATTTCCATATTAATGTAGAGGATGCCAAGCTAGTAGATATGTGATGAAAGCAATCATAGATATTGAAACTGATTCATTGAATGCAACAAAGATACATTGCATTGTTTCAAAAGATTATGATACAGGAGAAATAAAAACATGGGCGCTTGATGAATGTAAAAAGTTTCCAGAGTGGTCACAAAAAATAGATCAATTTATTATGCATAATGGGGTGTCCTTTGACGCCCCTATTCTTAATAGAATATTAAATTGTGATATTAAAGTTAGCCAAGTAAGAGATACACTCATTGAATCACAACTGTTTAATCCAATACGAGAAGGCGGTCATTCCTTGGAAGCATGGGGTAATCGTTTAAACTATAACAAAGGAGACTTTAATGAGTTTAAGTCATACAGCAAAGACATGCTGGAATATTGTATCCGTGATACGGAACTTACTTGGAGAGTTGCACATCAATTGGAAAAAGAAGGCAAAGACTTTTCAGAAAAATCTATAAGACTTGAACATAACATACGCACTATAATAGATCAGCAACAAAGAAATGGTTTTGCTTTTAAGATAAGAGAAGCTACAGTTTTGCTGGCTCAATTAGAACAGGAAGAAAGAAAGCTTGAGGCAAAAGCTCAGGAAATATTTCCCCCAACTGAAGTGCAGTTAAAGACTAAAGTCAAGTACATCCCTTTTAATATAGCAAGCAGAAAACAAATAGCAGAACGTCTTCAACAAAAAGGATGGAAGCCAAAGCAGTACACGGATAAAGGCAATGTCATAGTTAATGAAAAAATATTAAATGAAATTAACATGCCAGAAGCTAAAATGTTTAGTAGGTTTTTCTTACTACAAAAAAGAACCGGACTATTGAAATCATGGATAAAAGAATGTGAAGAAGATGAAAGAGTACGAGGCAGAGTTCTTACATTAAAAACTATTACAGGAAGGATGGCACATCACAGCCCTAACATGGCTCAAGTACCCGCTGTATATAGTCCATATGGAAAAGAATGCAGAGATCTATGGACAGTAGGAGATACTAATAACTATTCATTAGTAGGTACTGATGCTTCTGGTTTAGAACTTAGATGTCTTGCTCATTATATGGGTAATAAAAAATACATAGAAGAAGTTTTGGATGGAGACATACACACAGCCAATATGAAGTTGGCTGGTCTTACTGATAGAGATCAGGCAAAAACTTTTATCTATGCTTTTCTTTACGGAGCAGGAGCAGCTAAGATAGGTAAGATTGTGGGAGGCAATGCAGAAAAAGGTCAAAAGTTAGTTAATACTTTTTTAAATAATTTACCAGACCTTAAAGAACTGAGAACAAGAATACAACAAGAAGCCGAGAGTGGTAAAGTTAAGGGTCTTGATGGTAGATATTTAAAAATAAGATCTGAACATGCTGCATTAAATACCTTATTGCAGGGTGCTGGAGCTATTGTTTGTAAAAAATGGTTGATACATATCATTAAAAAGATTAACATGTCTGGTCTGGATGCAAGGTTAGTAGCATCCATACATGATGAATATCAATTTGAAGTATTAAATAAAGATGTTAATCGTTTTTGTACGGTTACAAAAGAAGCTATTGATTTAACAACACGGACTTTAAATATGAAATGTAAACTAGACTGTGACTATAAAGTAGGAAAAACATGGGCGATGACACATTAGAAAAAAGATATCGTAAGTTATATACGTCAGTTATTTTTCAAGCCTTAATGGATCTTACAAAACTTAATACATCCGTTACTGATACCAGTGTCTCAGTTACCAGAGGTAATGCACATGCATGGTTCTTTACAACATCAGGACAAACAGCAAATGATTTTGAAGAGATTTGTGATAACGCAGGATTAGACCCTATGTTTGTTCGTGACTTTGCTTACTCTGTTGTACATGAAAAAGGAAATAAGAATGTTAAAAAAAGAATTATCAGATTCTTTGAATAAAAATGCTTATGATTATTATCTTGATCAAATGAAAGAAAAACGAGCCTCTAAAAAACAAATTGGGGGCGATCATTATAAAGACTGTTTAATTCAACCTGTTGAGTACATTCATAAAAACAAGTTAGATTATTTTGAAGGTAATGTTGTTAAGTATATTACAAGGCATAGGAAAAAGGGAGATGGCCGAAAAGATATTGAAAAGGTAATACACTATGCACAGTTAATACTAGAATTAGATTATGGAGAAGGGGAATAAAATGCCACAGTTTAGATCAAATGAAAATCCAATGTTTCGCTCTAAGTTTAGCGAAGATATTTTTAGACATAAGTATGCACATCATGGCTGCGAAACGTGGGACGCACTTGCATCTACACTGGTGGATGATGTATGTCGGGAACATCTAAGTAAAGATGAAAAAGATGAATTAAAACGTATAATCACTGACCTAAAGTTTATTCCGGGTGGTCGTTACCTTTACTATGCCGGGCGTGAGAATAAGTTTTTTAATAACTGTTATCTTCTTAAAGCAGAAGAAGATACCAGAGAAGATTGGGCTGACATTTCTTGGAAGTCTGAGTCCTGTCTTATGACAGGTGGAGGTATTGGGGTAGACTACTCTGTGTATCGTGAGGAAGGACGTATCCTTAATGGCACAGGCGGTCTTGCTTCTGGTCCTATACCAAAGATGCAAATGATCAATGAGATTGGACGAAGGGTTATGCAGGGTGGTAGTCGCAGGTCTGCTATCTATGCCAGCCTTAATTGGAAACATGCTGATATAGATAAGTTTCTTGCCAGTAAAAACTGGTATGATATGCCAGTAGGCGAAACAGGTTTTTCTATTGGTCAGGTTAAGGAACAAGACTTTAACTTTATAGCACCACTGGATATGACAAATATCAGTGTAAACTATGATACAGAATGGTTACTTAATTATTGGAGAACAGAAGATGTTGGGAGTACTTTTAGCCAGAATGTTAAACAAGCTTTATCTACCGCCGAACCGGGGTTCTCGTTCAATTTCTTTGAGAAGGAAAATGAGACACTACGTAACGCTTGCACGGAGGTTACATCTGCTGACAGTGATGATGTTTGTAATCTTGGGTCTGTTAATATGGGCCGCATTGATGACCTGAAAGAGTTTGCAGATGTAGTAGAACTTGCTACCAAGTTTCTGCTATGCGGAACACTCAGAGCAAAGCTGCCATACGATAAGGTATATAAGGTCAGGGAGAAGAACCGTAGGCTTGGTCTTGGCCTGATGGGTATGCATGAGTGGCTGATTAAAGGAGG